CCCCAGCCGATACGCCGCCGGTCCCGATGAGGCTATCTCGACTGATAGCCGCACCGTCTCTCCGACAGCTCCGCCAAATCTTTTCTCCACCCCCCAGATCACCGAGGCGTGATCTCCGGGTGGCATGCTCACATCCCAACCGACCATACGCCCACACGACACAACTGGCGTAGTCACGGACTGAGGAGAGCGCTCAGTAAATGACCAGTCGGACACGTCGCGACCGGGCAGGCAATCGGATCCGCTTGGCATGTCGCATGCCGAGAGGAGCAGCCCGACTAATAGTGCGCGATACGCCGCAATCATGGATCGCCCCTGAGTCCGCTTTGCATCATGACTGACACTTTGGCAAGACGTTTGCCAAGTTGTCAAGATGTCGCTGTGACTTTTTGTCAGCCCAGCAGATCCGAGAAATCCGGGTCGGCATAGCAGCGGCAGTTGACCGCCTCGCCGGGGTGGCCCTCGGAAGGGGGAGCGCCCCACTCGAAGCTATCACCGTCGAGCACTTCATGCTCCTCGCGTACTCGGTTGTCACGCACGGTGCGCCACACGTACCGAGTCACGCCAAGGTTGACCTGCCGCTGCTTGTTGATGTCTCCGAACAGCTTGCCCACTTGGTCGCGAGCAATCAGCGCAGCGCGGCTCTCGGTGACTTGGCCAGCGTGGGCAAGCCTGCCCGCGATAGTCTCCCAGCGCGAGCCAGATACCACGCCCTCCTCGACGATCTCGGCGATGTCATCCGCCATCCTCTGACCGAGGCCCGTGATCAGTTGCGCGTTTGTCTCGGCAAACTGCGCAATATGCCGGGGGACATTGCGATCCAAGCCGGAGAGTTTACGCACGTCAATCGAGACAGCGGCCCGCGCTTGTTTGGCGAGCTGCGCTCGCTGGAAGTCCGAGGTCGCCGCTCCATACTTGGTCGCGATCGGGACAATGGACTTCGCCTTGACCGCGCGCGCCAGTTTGTCAGCCGTCCGCTTGACCGTCCGCGCCACGTCCCGATCGTTGTCGGCGCGCACGGGCTCAGGCTGTGGCCACTCGCGCGCGAGGTCGCGCACAAACTCCGCAAGCAGGTCGAGCATCACCTGCACATACGGACCCAGCGCAGCCCGGTACTCTGCCGCGATCCTGTCTGGTCTGGCTGCTCTAGGGAGTCGGCGGGGCGGCACTTGGGTCTGTTGCCTCTTGAGCCTTCGCGATCACGGTCGCGTTGCGCGCCTGGAACTCCGCGATCGTTACCTCGCCATCTGGACGTGGTGGCAATCCGCGCTGCGCCCTGGCTTCGTTAACCGTGACGATGGTCGCGAGGTCGGTCGGGGTGAGTTCGATGGTCGGCTTTTGCGTGGCCACCTGTACCTCCTGTGCTGGCTGCGTAGTCTGTTCGGTTGCAGTCGCAAGTGCTAGCGACTCACTTAGATCGGGAGCGCTATCGATCTCCGTCTCGGCGCTGTACTCCTCGCCACCAAAGCGGGAGGTGCGCAGTTCCTCCGAAGTGACAAGGCCCATGTCGTAATTGATCGCATCCGTCTCGGCGACGATCTTGCGCGTCTCTGCCTGTTCTTTTGCCGTCGATTGCCACAAGGGCGGGAACTTGAGCGCCCAATTTTCCGGCTCGATGCCCTTGGTCGGTCCGGTCTTGCTGGCAAACAGCAACTTGAGCAGTTTCTCGTAAGCAGGCCGGACCGAGTCCTCTTGGTAAGCCGCGACCGCATCATACCAGTTTCGCGCGTCACCTTCCCCGGTCGCGTTCAGCCCACTCGCGGACTGCCCGAACATCTTGCTAATTGGCATCCGAGCCGCCGCCGCCAGCCGGTGCATCACCTGCCCGAGCACGTCAGGCACTCCAGCAAGCGTGGTCGTCTTGCGCTCATACTCCTCTTCCGAGTCCAGCAAGATCGTCTTGGCAATCGACCGACCAAGCTCGACGGCCTGCGCCCTATTTGCCACTGCCTCGGGGCTGTTGGCTGCGAGAATGGACGCCAGCCCTTTGATCTTCATGATGGCGACGGAAAAATCGAGCATCGTGTACCCTACGCCAAGCCACGACTGATTAAAGATCCGCAGCGCATCCCACACCAGCGAGAGCACGGAATCTCCCCACCCGGCGTTTTCGGTGGGGTTGCGATCTGTCACGCGGCGACCTGGGAAAATGACCAAACGCGATGCATGCACGTTTTGCCCCGTGCCGACTCCGGTAAACGAATGCACTTGGTAAAGCGTCGGCTTGCCGTAGTCTGGTTTCATCGGGTCCTGTTGGTACTCGACCGCGATCAATTGCCTGCGCTCAAAGACGGTCAGGTGACGAATCGCCCGGATGGTTTGAGTCTGTAGCGGCTGCTCAGCATCAAGTGACCCGTCCACAGCACCAACGTAAATCGCAGCACCACCATAGGCCCGCTCGTATTGTAGCGCCTTCTGAACGGCTTTCTTCGCACTGAGGTCTGCGAGTGCTGCCGTGATTGCGTCTACCGCAGCCGCTCGCTGGGTCGCATCCTCGATAGATGCGATGGTCAGTGTGGGCGTCTCGCGAAGTGCATCGTTCGGCAGCGCGGTCACGATCAGGTCCGCCATGTCGTCGCCGCGCCACAGGTTCTCACATTGCTGCTGATTTAGGACCGTAGGCACGACTTCGGCATAGGTGCCCTTGTCTCGCGAGGTGCCCAGCCCCGTGATCACGTTTTGCCAGCCGTCGTGACGGACTGGCTTAGGCGGTGCTTGCTTCGCTGGTCTTCGTGCCATTTTGTCAACGGCTACGCGAGTCGTGACATTTTGTCAAGGCTACAAGCTAGCGCCCATCAGTGCCAGCGTGTTAGCCCGTGCTGCCCCGTCTTTGCTGACCCCGTCCCAATAGCAGACTCCGTATCGCAGCGCGTCGCATGCGTGGTCGTTGACCTTTATTGGGTAGCCGTCCTTTTTGGCCTCTCCGGTCGTGGCAGTCGAAGTGTCAAAGCGGTAGCCGAGCAGCTCATCAACTAGCTCAGTTGGACGCCCAGCTTTAGCCAGGATGCTGTCTGGTGAGTGCGCCAGGCTCCCCCGGTGAATCCAAATCCTTCGACCGGACCGCGCTGCAAACCGAGCCGTGACAGCTTCCACGCCCTCCCTGATTGCCTTGTGAGCCGGGAGCGTTGCGCAGCGCCACACGCGCTCTAGTTGTGCCCGGCCTTCCGCATCGTGGTCGGCAACTACCGCCTCGTACCTGACCGCGCGCGAGTCCCTGGACTTTTCGATATCGAGCGCGATCTGTGCAAGGTCTGAAACCAGCTGCTGCGACCTGTAGATCTGCCGGTACACATGCACGTCCTCGGTGCTTGGGTCGAGCGCCTGATACTGCACTGTCGTCGTGAGCCAACCGAAGTCGACGACCTTGATCCTGCGCCAGTGGTCAGGGATGACAAACGGGTCGCACAGGTGGTGACTCGGTTCGTAGGGCCAGACCATGCCCTCAGCGCTGACCCACTTGCCAAGCAGGAGCCGGTCGCGCTGCACTCCGGTCAACGTCTCAAGCGTGCTCAGATAGGGGCGGTCTGCATAGGGGTTGTCGTAGGGGCTGATCCATGTGCTCGCGATGTCCGGAGACTCAGCCCCGATGATCCTGCGGTTGATCCAGTGGTTTTCATGGTCCGGGTTACAGGACATGAGGCACTGACGCCAGCCTGCTGCACGCCCACGAAGCCGCGTCATCAGCACTTGGTAGTCGTCAAATGACAGCGCGTTCGCTTCCTCTATCCACAGGAAATCGACACCATCCCCACGTCCAATCGACTTCAGCGCCTCGCGCTGCTTCTCGTCGCTGACGCCCGCGTAGCAGAGGACAGACCCGTTGCCATACTCAAATCGGTGGTTAGCGATAGCGTGGATCGCAGACGGACCGATCACCGTCTCGTCAAGCAGCGGGATCACCGAGTTGCGCAGCGACGAAAAAAACTTGCGCACGACCAACCCAGTCGAGTTCGGGTAACGCTGCATCAGCGCGTGGATCTTCTCGGCGCAGAAGATTGACTTGCCCGACCCAGCGCCACCATGAAACAGATGGGTGCGCGTCTGACTGCGCCATGGCTTGACCTGCCAGGGTATCGGGGCAAAGCGGGCAGCGTAGGGCACTAGCTAGTCCTTGACCACTTCCATCCGCGGAGGCTTTGGCGGCAATCGCTCGGCTCTCTTTGCTGCCAACGCAATCGACTCACCAGGATTTGCTGACAGCAGTTCCTGCTCGACGTACCGATCCAGTGCGTTGGCACATGCCAGCCGTCCCACCTTCCGCGCTTCCGCTGCCTGGGAAAAGCACAGCTGCAAGAACTCAGGCGTGCCGTACTGCGCCTTCGGGAACAGGTGCCACTCCCTGGTGATTGGGGCAATGATCTTGTCGGTGCGGGTCAGGTCGTGCTGATACTGCTTTTCTCCGAAGAGACATGCGCAGTATTTGACGCCGCCGGTTTCGCATTCGCTCGGATGGTAGCGGTCGGGCGGGAGTAACTGCGACACCACTTGCGAGCACTTGCAGCCCTGACTGACCAGGCCCGACCCGCGACAGGTTGCGCAAGATAGCGATCCCGACTCCGTCGGCAGCTCCGGTAAGGCTAGCCACCACAACACAGTCTCAAACAACTCCTCTACCCCACACCAATCGCCATCCTCCGCTAGTTCGCCCGTGTCGTACCAATAACGGTCGGTTGCCGACGGTCCCTGGTCCACGACAAAAGCAATCTTTTGACCTGGCTTTGGCAGTGCTGTTTCCGGCGATATCCACTGGCTCATTCCTTCGCTTCCTTCGCTTCCTTCGGTGGGTCCGGCCAAACGTCCGGCGATGCTTCGACCGTGTACGTTTTCAGTGGACCCCGGTTTGTCTTAGGTGGCGCGATCTGGTGTCGCGCTCGGACTACTGCGGCGATGGTCTTGCCTATGTCCACCTGGGAGCGCCTGTCGCCTTCCCTCCCGGCTGCTCGAAAGGCTCGATACAGATCCCGTGTCACGTTGCGACAGATAGCCGCGTCGCTTTCGACTGGCATCGTGACACCCGTCAGTGGGTCTGCCTGTGGTGTCTCGCTTGCGCTGTTGATAGGTGGCCCATCCGCAACAGGCGCGGGTCGATCCACTCCGACCTCCATCGCCCTCTCTTTGGCCCGGTCGCGAATGCGGTAGATCGTCTGGTCTGAGCACCGGAACTGCTTGGCTATCTCAAGCGCAGTCGCCCCTTCCTGAAGCCGCTGTAAGACTTCGGCTGTCTGGCTTGGGTTGAGCTTGGCCGTCCGCATATTGTGGCACCCATACCACGAAAACCACATTTCCACAATAACCCGACGAGGCTACTTATTAGGTCTTGACCCACAATCGATTCTTTAGTAGCCCAGAGGGCAGCTCTCTAGCAACCGGGTTCTCTGTAAGCGCCGCTACGCTGGCTTACAGGTATCTAGGTCTTACCCGTCGGCTACGCCTCGGGCGCTAAAACGGGATGTCATCCTCTGCGACCTCCTGCGAGCCTTCCACGGCCTTTGCAGTCTCCCGCCGTGGTTCCGCTGCCTGCACCTCGCCGAGCTGAATCACATGCACCTTATGCGCGACAACCTCGGTGATTGAGTTCTTCTTACCGTCTTTGTCGTCCCAGGTTCGCGTTTGATTTCGGCCTTCAAGTGCGACAAGCTGACCCTTTCGGATCTTGCCCGCTCGCTCGGCTGCTTTGCCAAAGACCACGACACGATGCCACTCGGTCTTTTCCTGGTCCTGTCCCTTGCCATCTTTGTATCGCTCGCTCGTCGCCATGCTGAAACTTGCTACTGGCTGACCCGATGGAAGGTATTTGAGCTCGGCATCGCGACCCACAAAGCCTTCTAGCTGCACTCGGTTCATTTCGCCTCCTTCGCCGCTCGCTTGCGTGCCGCAATCGCCCTTGGGTGCTCGCAGTCGGCAGCGTGGCCCTGTTCCTCTGTCTTGCGGCAAAAATAGCACGCTCTTGGGCCGAATAGCTCCGACCGAATCCATTCCTTCGGTGCTTGCTTGTATCCAGCAGGCACCGTGGCACTTCGTCGCGCCGGGTTTCCGTTCCAGCTGATCTCGACCCACTTTCCGTCAGGATCAATGGCGCGGACATAACACTCCCAGCAGCCTTCGCACCGCATGGTGGTGTTGCCGGCTCGCTCGCTGTGAACGTCGTACAGCACTTGGCCCACTTTCAGATCCGCGATCTTCATCTTGCCTCCTTCGGGACGCACGTCCCGCTCTTGCAGTAATGCCCCTGCGGGCAGTCTGCGGACTTGGTGCAGTCACCTTCTGGGCTCGTTGCCCAGAGCACTAGCGCCCACACGAGCACATGCAGCCCAACCAGCAAAGCCCACCTCATCGTGCCACCTTGTGCAGGCTCAGTAGCTCGGCACCGATGATCACGACCGTCCCGCCGAAGTCCACCTTGAACGAGTCCAGCGCTGCTATCCCAACGATGACCCCGCGCGCTCCCTTGGGCTGGCCTTGTTGCGAGCGTTTCAGGGTGACCGGCGTGTGATTTGGGAACCGTGGCCCGAGCCGCTCGCCTGTGGTCTTGCCGGTTGGGTCCCGGAACGCGATCAGCTCGGTGCGCCTGCCTTCGACCAGCACCGTGATTTGCCACCGATCGCCCAGATTTTTGCACCTGAGCAGTTGCGTCCCCTTGGGAACTTCAACATCGTGTCGCAGGTCCGAGCGCTGCTGTGGGCTGGCGTCGGTTCGCGTGCCGTATAGGTCTTCTGTGGTCGTGGTCACTCTTGCCACTTGGCTTCCTTCCTCTCTCATTCTTTAGTCCCATTGATCGCCGCCTCGACCTCTGCGCAGGAAATCAGCCCACGCACAAGATCAGC